ATAACAATTTCTTTGTCATCTCGCTTTGCTCGAATCTTATAGCTAAAGCATTTTCTACTCCACCAGCGGAGCTGGTGGTTGTCGCTCGCTTAAGCTACTCAACAACAAAAAGCCCGGCGAACCGCTGGAGACGGAAGGCCGGGTTATGGAGGACGAGATTCAAAAACTTAAACGAAGCAGCTTAATTCTCAGCGTCGCCTGCTTTGTCCAAAGTCTCCTGCTCTTGCGAATTGTCTGGCAGATCAGCGACATCTACAGCACCCTCGAAATCCTCCTGGGCAACTTCGAGAGCGTTTACGGAAGCATCCTGAGTCTCCGCAGCGACCTCATTCCGATTCTTGAGACAGTCAAGAATCTCCTGCATTAAAAGGAGGCGAATCTCATGAAGGACTTTCTCAGTGACAACTGGAAGACCATTGTAATAGCAGCGGCCACAACCATTGTAGTGCGTTTACTGTTAGGGTGGTAATGATGCTGACCACAATAGGCAGCCAGAGGGATTGCAGGGTCATGTCCCGGCGCTTGTCCCGCAGGTACTCTTTGTACACAAAATAGAAGTCTGATACATAGTAGGTCCCAACTGGGAATGGAACGCCAAAGTTTGGTTGTTTTTCCGTGTCCTGTTCCACCAGACCTACCTCTTCAAGTGCTTCCACTTCTGCCCGTTCACATTTCCGGTGCGGATTCCTGTAAATCTCTTTCAGCAGCTTTTTCTCGGCCGCAGTCAGAACGATTGCATCGCAGATTTCTTTTCTATCCATTTTTCCACCTCCCTCCTGTTTTCACCCAGTATACCGCAGAAGGGAGACACCAACAAGGAGGTATACCCCATGGAACGACTTACAAGCCCGCGCAGCAGCGGCATCAAAGAGGGCTACTGGAGCCCGGCCAAGAAAGAAGAGCTTGTGCAGCGGCTGGCAGCTTATGAAAACACCGGCTGTACGCCGGAAGATATCCGAGAGTTGAAAGAATTCAAGAGCCGGCACGATGACCGGTTCCAGACTTTCAGCCCGGACTAAAAAGAGGAGACACACAGCCATGGAACGTTACATGATTTTGCTCAAACCCGGCGGCAAATGCCGCCTGATCCCCTGCGATAAGGACGGCACCCTGACCCTGCAAGCCATGCAGGTGCTGGTGGACGGCCCGATCGAGACCGCAGCCAGCATCCTCGGCCCCTGCTGGGCGCGGGAGCCGGTGGACAGCATTAAGCTCATCCTCAATGAGGAAGGCAAGCTCCGGCGGCTCACGCTCAACGAAGATGCCACCGACCTGTATGCCCACTGCGTCCGGGACATGATCGTGGGCGACGCCCTTCTGGCAGCTGCCCGCGGGGATGAGCTGATTGGTTTCAGCGAGCCGGTGTGCCAGACCCTGGCCGAGTTCTGGGCGCTGGAACTGGAAGCGTGAACGGCCGCAACAAGCGCTGGGCAGAACAGCGCTGGGAAAAACGTCAGCCGGAGCGGCTGGCACACATCCGCAAAAAGAAGGAGGACAAAAGCCATGAGAAGGCCAAGAAGCCCTTACCTGAAGCTGGCCCGCCTCATCGAGGACGAAGGGTTTGAGCATCGGGAGTTTGCCAAGCTGGTCGGCATGGGTGAAAGTACCCTGTCCACCCGCCTGAACCCGAAGCCGGAGCAAAAGAACAATGAGTGGCGCCATTACGAGATCACCGCCATCTGCAGGGAGCTTCACATCCCGCAGGAGCAGATCGGAGAGTATTTCTTCCCGAAGGTTGAGAAAGGAGCATGAACATGAAGGCAAAACTTTACATCGACAGTGAGGACTCGACCATCAAGATCGAAGGTGGTCCCAGCGACGTGCTGCATCTTCTGGTGTGCGCAATCGCCCAGATTCTGAAGAGCTATTTCCCGGACGATTTCGAGCGGCAGCTGGGCTGGGTGTCTGGACTGCTCTACAACACGATCCGCGTGCTGAAAGAGGAGGACGACGATGAAGATTAAATCTACCGTTTTGCAGGTGCTGGCAGCCGCCAGTCTGGGCGCAGGCCTGCTGTATGCTATGGGCATCGAGGGCGGGGCCCAGCTGGGCCAGCCCGTCACCGACGGAGAGTTCATCACCGCCATGGTGCTCATTCTGGCTGCCCTTGCCCTGATGCGCATCAGCTTTGCCGTGCAGGACGCCGAGGAGCAGGCCCGCCGGAAAGTCCACAAGGAGCCCCAGAATACCGTGAAGAGCCGGAAGAAGGTGGGCTGATGCTGAAAAAGAAGCTCATCAACCTGCTGTACACTCTGGCGCTCTACGCAAAGGACAAGCTGCTGGACGCCGAAATTTGGGCGCTTAAGTGCACTGTCCGGACGCTTGAGGCACAGGGCAGAATCCTCGACCGTGTCCTTAAGCTCACAAAGGAGGCCGACGCATGACCGCCAAGGAGTACGTCGAGAGCCTGCAGCAGAAGTACGGGCAGCTCTGCCAGCAAGACAGCAATGCTATGACAACGACCCGCTGGGCGTCTGAGCTTTACAAGCTCGAAGCACGAATTGAGGTCTATGTTCTTGTGCTTGAGGACTTGGAAGGTGTGCTGCGGCTCATGGAGGACATCCCCCATGGCTGACTGCGTCAACAACGTCCCGTGGTACACCGTGTGGGACGCCAAGACCGGCGACCTGCTGGCCAGCGGCACGGCTGCCATGTGTGCCCGGCGGCTGGGCTACGCCAGCGCCAACAGTTTTGCCGCTTCCGTCTGCCACTGGCTCAAGGACGGCAGGCAGCACGTCAAGTACATCTACCAGCGGGAGCTCATCCCGCGCAGCGAGGTGGACAGCCTGCCCCGCAAACCAAAAAGGCCCGCCCGTGTTCGCAGCACGGACGAGCCCAAAGGGTGATGGATTCTCTACTCCCCATCACCCCGAAGAATAACACACTTTGGAGGTTTTTACAAGCATGAAAGGTATTCTGATCGAACCGGGCCGCGCCCCGGAACCGGCAAATCTGCCGGACACCCTCTCCGCTATGGAGGCCCGGCTTGGCGGCACGGTGGAGCATTACATCTTCCCGCGCACCCCGGCGGTGCTGTTCTTCCGCACGGCGGGCCAGCCGGTCAACCGTGTGGTGCGCGGCCAGCCCCTGTGCGGCACCATCTTCTGCTATGGCTGGCGTGGCGGCGACATCAAGCCGCTGTCCGGTGCCCTGCTCGCCGAGCTGCTGGACCGCCTGAAGGACACGGAGGTGCGGGTATGACGGACTACACCATCAGTTCCAAGATTTCCAACGAGATGGTTTATGCCTGTTACCGCGGCCGGTTCTGGTACTGGAACGGCAGCATTTGGAAAGAAAGCCGCATCATGACGCATAGATTTGAGCTGGCCAGAGCGGCAGACAAGAATCTGACCCCACAGTCGTTTCTGACCAATGGCGCGGAGTTCGCCCCGCTGGACGAGTACGAAATCGACTGCGCAATGCTGGACGCATTAGAAAATGCCAAGCCCTGCAAAAATGCCCCCATCGACCCAGTGGAAGAGGATTCTTCCTCGAGTGTTCCTGCTTCCTGCATCTGCTCTACCTGCACCTGTGGCGGGTGCAAAGAAGAATGCTTCGGAAACTGCCACAGCTGCGGCCATCCCGTGCAGGAGTGCAACAGTTATCAGACCGAAGGCGAAAAGCATTTAACTCCCGCTCACTCTGCGGATGTTGACAAACCGGAAGTGCCCGGAACCCAGACGACACAGGACAAGCCCCTGACCATGATCCCGGACGAGATGCGCCCGGCGTTTGATTATTCCGGGCTGGATGCACAGACCGTGGATGACCTGCACTTTGCTGAGGATGAGTACCGTCACGGCAAAAAACTGGCCGAGCGCGGCCTCGTGCACATGGGTAATGCCATTGCTGCTGCCCATGATGCGCTGTGCGGAGTTGTCCAACAATTGGACAACTCCAAGCACGGCAACCGTGGCGATGATTCTTTCCGGGCATGGTGCTGTTCCATTGGCATCACCAAGTCAACCGCCTACAACCTGCTGCAGGTCTCTGCCCTGATGGACGGCAGCAGCCCCCGCCAGCGGGCCATTCTGGAAGCCCTGCCGCCGACCCTGCTGTATGCCGTGGCAAAACCCAGCGCCCCCGCAGAGCTGGTGGAGCAGGTCAAGAGCGGTGATATCACAACGCACAAGCAGTATCAGGAAGCCCTTGCCCAGATCAAAGCCGAGAAAGAGCGGGCCGATGCTGCCGAGGCTGAGCGGGACAAGCTGCTGGGTGCCC